TGCCATTCGATTGTATAATCCCCAATGTTGGCAAACGCTTGGATAATCGCCCAAAAGTCTGCGCCAGCGTTTGAGGAGAATGCTCCTTTAACGTTCTCCCAGATAAATACACTTGGTCGGACGCAAGTAATGAGGGCAATTGCGTACTCGATAAGGCTACTTTTTGCGCCTGCGAGCCCTGCACGCCGTCCAGCCATTGAGAAATCTTGGCAAGGCGAGCCGAAGGTAATAATATCTGCTCCTGCAAGGTCTGTTGGCTGAATAGTTGTAATGTCTCCGATGTGTTTTGCATTTGGAAAATTGTTTTTATAGTTTGCAATAGCGTGTTTATCTATCTCACTAAAATAGTGCTCGGTAAATTGGTAGCCTGCCCGCTGAAATCCGAGCGAAAAGCCTCCTATGCCGCTAAATAGGTCTATAAGTTTCATTGTTTTTTAGATGTTTTTATCTTCGGTTAGTGTTCGCCTTGTGTTCGGTGTGTGTTGTGGCGATAGCATTTCGGAAAGTTCCTTGCCTTGTGCTATAAGCCAATCGTAGAAGAATTGCAGGGTGATTTCTTTCTTCAAACGCAATAGTTTGCCTGTGGGGTCGCTTTCACCCTTGACGAACTGCTCTAAAATGGTTTTTATAGCTGTATGTCCTTGCCTGTCTTTTGCTTGTGTTTGCTCTATTTGTAGGCGTTTTTTTGTTTCAATCCTCATTGCTTCTTTATCTTCTTCGGTTATGGCACTAAAATAGGGTTTTAGAACGCCTTGCTTGTGTAGGGCATCATACACGGGTACTGATATGATGGGCATTTGCTGGGTCTGTTGATATTCTTTGAAGTGATTGATTAACCACTCTTTGATGATTTTTTCTTCGTCTTCCTTGCTCATTGTGATTTGTTTTGCTTCGTGTTGCTGCCATTTGATATGATGTTCCTGCTGGGTGCTTTGCAGCCATTGTTGGTATCTGTCTAATACTTCACTCACGTAGGATACATCAAAGAACTGATAATGGTCGGTTTTAGCCCCAAATACCCTACTTCTGTCCATCTGAAAGGCTTTGTATATGTCCTGAAAAGAAAGCCACGAAAATCGGCTAAAAACAACGTTCCATATTTCTTCCTTCTGCAAGGGGTCTATATCGCCTTTAATTCCTACCAGCGATATTATGCGGGTGAATACTACGCCAAAGAGGCTGCTTACTTGCTTGGGGGGTAAATCTTTAAGTCGGGGGTATTGGTATCGTTGTTTAGCTACTGCCAATGGTGTGAGCTCCCCAACCTGTTGAATTGTGTTTAAGGTTATCGATTGTTTGTCTGCCAACGACATATTGTTGTGGCTCACCAGCGGCAGGCTGTTGTTGCCATTCTGTGATTGTGTTTCCATTTTCGTCTATTGTTTTAGGGGCGTGCAGGGGTGCTTGTGTGCTGTGTAGCCACTCGGCTTCAAAGCCTTTCCATTGTTTTTGCACTACTATTTCAAGCACGCTGTTCATATCCTGATTTGTTTGTTGCACCTGATTTACGAATGCTTTAAAAGCTCGCTCTGTATTGACGGCTTTTTTGGCTTTGCGTATTTTGAGCCACTCATCTACGAGTTCAGGAGCAAAGCCTTCTGATAGCATTGCCTTTCTGAAATTGAAAGGAGGGGGGGCGGGCGCAACTGGGGGGGAGGTTTCTTTTTCAGCGTTTAAGGGCTGATTGTTTTTTTCGCCCTCGCCAAAATCTACACACGTGCTTTTTTGTTTCTTTTTTTCTAAAAAAGAAATATTATTTACTTTACTTTCTTTTTCTTTATTTTGTGGAGTTTTTGCAGCATTAATGGGGGTTTCTGTAACATTAATGGGGGTTTCTGATGCAGAAACTATCAAAAAAGGTAGGCTATCGCTAAGGCTATTGCGTTTCATAGCCTCAAAATATCGTCTTTGTATGCCCCTACTTGTAAGTACGTTATCCGAATTAAACAGCTCTTCATCAAAGAAGTTCCACCTAACTAAGCGTTGTACTATTTCTGTAAGTAGTTCTTTGGAGATTGATGGTAATGTTTTTAGCATCTTCATCTGTAGCATTTCCGACCACTCAATGAAATATCCGTTACGGTATATCGCAGCGAGGAGTTTTATTGCTACAATCTCACCTTTAATTCCAAATTCGCCTGAGATAGCTTCTATCTTTTCGTCATTGAAAAAATCCACATCAAAAGGAAAGTAGTCAAGTCCGGTTTTTTTAGGTCTTGCCATATTATTTTGATGTTTAAAAAACTCCCCTTGCCCTTAACTTGCTATTTGTACAATGGCACGCCAAATAATAACGCTCGCCAAAGACAAGGGGAGACAAATGAATGATGTATTTAGAATAACGTTAATTGTAAACTCTCAATACGCTGTTTGCCTTTCTCAAAGTACTCTTCGTCTATTTCGGTAGCAATGCCACGCATACCCATATTGTGAACGGCTTCCATACAGCTCATACTTCCTGCAAAGAAGTCGGCTACTACTATCTCATTGCGGGGTTTGTCTTTGGGGATAACCAGTGCTAACAGACGCTCTAAAAGGCGGACGGGTTTTTGAGTGGGGTGAATTTTCTTATATTTTACGACAAAGTCTGATATAACAGATGTTTCTTTATTACCTATCAAAAAAGTATTCAAAGTGGCTATCCCTACATCTTTATTTACAACACTGCCATTATAGGCTACCTTATACTTATCTTTTTTAGCCTTGTAAAATATATCTTCTACTCTTTTCTTATCTTTTAAACAATGCTTAATATGAGCCAATAAATGAGGCTTCTTTAAAGTACTTTCAACTCTACTAATATCATTTACTATTTTATCAATATCAAAGAACTTATGCTCCTCATAAGGTACTAATACATCATTTATCTGCCCTTCTCTCTTTGTATATACTGAAATGCTTTCGTGTCGTCTTCCCAAAGGTAAGGCAGGACTGGTAATTCGCCTCTTGTCCCAAATCACCTCCTCTTTAAACACAAAGCCCAAACCGTCTAATATGGTATTCCAGCGGTAAAAGGAAGTGCCACGCCCAAACATCACGATAAAGCCTTTCTTTGTAAGTAACCGCTTGCATTCGGCAAAAAACTTGTGCTCGTCAAAAGGGCGTTCCAGTTTTTGGTTTTTGAGGTATAAGTACGGAGGGTCGATGCAAATTACATCAATACTCTCATCAGGAAGGGTTGCCATTACCTCTAAGTTATCGGTGTTGTATAATTGTAGGTTATTCATTGTTAATTTGTCGATTCGATTTGATAATTAGTAAATTACTTATTAATTTTGATAAGTACTGTATTTACCATTGTACCGCTTTCTTTGAAGCTGCTGGCAGGAAGCTCTTCAATGGTGCCTTTGTATTGTGCTACCAACTCTCGAAAAGCTTTGGTTTTGTTATCATTTTTGAAAAGCACTGATGCTGAAGCTATCGCTATTACACAACGTTTAGCAATTTGTATGGCTTTGGTGATGTGTGCAATGTCTTGTCCCTTATTAAAAGGAGGGTTCATCACTATTACATCGTAATCTTTTTGAGGCTCGAAAGTCAAAAAGTCGTTATGGATAAGGTGCAAGCCTTGAGCTTGTAAGGCTTGGCGGTTTTTCTCATTTAGCTCTATACAGTCACAATGGGGCATTAGGCGGGCGATGTTGCCCGTACCTGCACTGGGCTCGAGGCAGGAGTCTGAGGGCTGTATGTTTGCTAAAGCAACTATTTTTTCGGCTAAATCTGTAGGGGTAGGAAAAAATTGAAAAGCTTGTTTTTCAGAGGTGTATTTACCTGTGTTGATAATCTGTTCGATAATATCTTCTACCTCTTCGGGGAAGATGTGCACTTTTTTAGCTGAGCTCCACTTACCTCCTATAGCGGTAAGTACTTTGTTGAGCTGCGCATAGGTTTTGCGGTCGAGTTGTTGGGTAATACGTAGGGTATTACCTTCAGTTTGGCATTCTGTTAATAGGGCGATGATGTTTTTATCTATTTTCATATTATAAATTTAAATAACGATTTTTTATTTTATTATACTTTCTATCGTGTTCTTCAATAGTAGCTTCAGTGACTTCTATCTCTCTAAGTAAGGAAGATAATTTTTCAATGAGGGCTATAGCTTTAGGCCGTTCTTCTTTTTTCCACGTAGCATAACGTTCTTTGATGGTATTTAAAAAATCAGCAGTAGTTAAAAAATTAGCAGTTTCAAATTCCATTAAGAAGTAACTCATAAACATCTTAGAAACCTCTGTAATAATTCGTTCTTGTTCTTCATAAGAAGGCAATAAAATAGTAAGGTTTTCTAAAAAATTTATATCCATTTTTTTAGAAAATCCGATAACCTCTTCTTCTTGTGCAGGCATATCTAATAGAAGTCTTGATAATAGGGCGACAAAATAAGGAATACAAACCGTTTTATGAGGTCTGATAGCTACCACGTGTTTAGAAACGATAGCTTGTTCAATATCCATCACTCCTATTTTGCCTAATGTACCTACTGTACTGATGATAATGTCGCCTTTTTTGGCAAGAACAGGATTTTTTACATTTTCGGGCACTACATAGCGTTTGCAACAAATACGCCCTTGCTGAATATCTGATGCTCCCACTATAATTGGATAACCTTCTTCTTTTTCGTTGGTTTTTGCCTTGTCTATGTTTTTGCCGATGAGTATTTGAGCGCAATCAGCTAATCGTGTAGTGTTATTCATTTTTAAATTATTAATAAATTACTTCTTTTCCGTTGAAAGCGACGATAAAGAGGATACAAATTTTCTTTATGGTGCCGTTGCTGAGTTTGAGATTGCGGGTTTTGTTTTGCCAGTGGTTGGGATTCTTTTCAAAATCTTGCTTGTTGCGGGGTTGCTGCATAAGGGTTGCACCCGTATAAGTACAGAGTTTGCCTCCAAAGTTGTTTTGCTTGTTGTAGGTGCGTACGGTTATGTTGAAGGGTATGGGCTTTTTGCGCTCATCGAGTTTTCTCATTTCAGCCAGTACGTCCTTTAAAAAAACTTTGTCCATAGGTGTTTGTGATTTATTGGGCAAAGGTAATAGGTAGGCTTTTATTGGGAAAGGACAGGCTTTTTTATCATTATAGAAAAATTAAGCGGCTGATTGTCAGCAGGTATGAGTGGCGGGGTTATCAGCTTGTATTCATTGAACGAAGAAAAACCCCCTGCCGCCTTAGTAATTTTTACAATTTGAATTTAGGAAAATGGGGTGATATATGAAGACGAGGTGCCAGGAATGAAAAAGGGGCGCACTCGGTGATGAGTGCGCCCCTGTGAAAGCGATTCAGAAAAAGAATAAGTTGTATTAATTAAACAAACTGAACGCTTTGTAATTCTTGTGAAAGATGATGAATTTTGTTTTGTATTTTAAGTGAGGTTTGCTTGCTGGGCTTGCGATAGCCTTGTACATACTGACTTAATTGGGTTTGGTTTACCCCTGTAAGGCGTTCTAACCCTGCATAAGTGAATAGCTTAGAATAATACTGTAAGAAAGAAGGTAAGTCGTACAAAAACTCAAACTCTGCTTCTACAAATGGTTTGCCTTGCTGCTCGTGTAGGGCTTTCATATCGCGATAGGTGATACGAAAATCTTCAAGGGCTTCGGCAACGGTATCTCCCTCGCCATTGATGTCGTAGTTGAGTGTATCGTCGTCTAAATCGATATACACGCTATAAGAGCCGTCGGAAGCGCGCTCTATAAAGGCTTTGATTTTATTTGGTGCTTTATTCATATATAGTTAATTATTGACATTTTTTTGTTTTGTAGCGGGGCTTTAAATAAGCCCCGCTGCTTTTAAGATTCTGTTTAGTGTACCTGTAGCTACTTCTTTACTCTTGTGATTGCTTGTTTTAAATTGCTTTTGAGTGATAGGGCTAAACCATAGCGGGTGTCCGTTTGCTTGTTTTCCTAAAGAGTAGCAACCTATCTCTTTTAGTTTCTTTTCTAATTCTGAATACTTCATTGTTCTGTTTGTTTTATTAATACACTGCAAAGATAATGCTATTATTTTTAATAGCCAAATATTTTAGCAACTTTTTTTCATTTTTTTTGTGTTTGTGTGGTTTAGACAAAAAAAGCGTGCCCGCTATGAGAGGGCACGCCTAAAAAAATATACCATTTATGAAAAAAACTATCCTTCTTTTATTAACTAACTAATATGAACGAATGGTACGGCAAAAGTAGGGTGTTTGTTCGGTTTGTGAAAGGACTGTTTTCTATTGGTGGTTAAGAGGTAAAAAGGGGTACGAGGCGGGGTGTAGTAAGGGTTTGCGGGGTGTTTTAGGGGCATTGGCTGTAGGTTGCCTGTATGGTGGCTGTATGTTGGCAGTAGTGAAGCTAAGGGAGGGCTGTGGGGTTGCAAAAGGGCAATAAAAAAGATAAAAGGCTGTTAATTAGCCTTTTATCTTTTGTTTTTGGCGAGGGACAGGTTTAGAAGTTTTTTTGTGTGGGTTGCACTTATACGGTGGTGATGATAAAGCTATCGTGGTAGGCGTTATCGAGCAGATAGGCGTATTTCCACCACAGGAGGTAGTCGAAGCAGTCGGAGAGGTGGGTGGCGTGCTCCTGGGGTATGGTTTTGGAGCGTTCGCTGCTCTTGTCCTTCTCAAAGGCGTCTTCTTTCTGCTTTACAGCGGCATTTTCCATAGAGATGATAAGGTTGGGGCAATTGTCCTCATTGAGGCGTACAAAGGGCAGAGAGCGGTTGTTTTCCTCTAATATTTCGTTGATAAGGCGGAATTTGAGGATATGGCTTGGGTTATTGGTGTTGGGGGTGCGATTGAACACCTGCCAGCCTGCTGTGCGCAGCATATCCTCTACATCTTGCGCTAAGGTGGTTTTGCTATTCGCCTCGCTCTTGAAGCCCGAACGGTCGTGGTATAGGTATATTTTATTGCAAGTAGCGCGGTGAGGCTCGTAGTAGTCGATGATTTTCTTTATCAAATCGGATAGTTTGAGTGGGTTTTTGACAAAAAAGTCTTTGAGTATATTGATAGTGTTGGCGACCTTGCTTTCTTGGGCTACAATACCGCAATTGATACGCCCACCGAAGTCGAGTGAGAGTTCGAGGGGTACACCGCTTAGCAAATCGTTATCATAGGTGCAGGAGGGGGTGAAACTCTGCGAGAAGTCTTGCAGGGCAGTGGTGTTGTACTGGTACTTGTAGTAATGCTTGTCGGCTGACAATTTGGCATAGAAGCCGTCAGCCACCTTACCAGGGCGGATGTTCATTATTTCGGCGTTGAAAAGCAGGTCGGATACGCGTTGTTCATACATCTCTTGTATCCAACCAGGTTTGAGGTTTTCTTGGTTTACCAGGGCGTTGGCTTTGATAAAAAGGTGCTCGGTAGGTTTCTGTTTGGCGAGTTTTTCGCGAGCGGTGAACCATTCCCCCGTTTTGGTAAGGGCAACCGACGAGGTGAAGATAGTAGCATTTAGCAGGCTTGCCTTATCAAAGGCTATCTTCTTGGCGCGGTTGGTTGTCAGTACGTTGTTGAATAGTCGGTCGTGTTCGAGGAGGGCTGCTTCGTCGCCAATGACAATGTAAGAGTTGAGTCCGCGCCCACTGTTGGGGTCATCGAGAGAGACAAGCACGAGAATAAAACCATTGGAGAAGTGCACCACATTGCTCCACGAGTTGGGGGCCTGAAAAGGCATCTCGAAACCCATAGACTTGCCGTTACGCCCTACTACATAATCTACCTCTTCATAGAAGCCAAACATCTCCAACCCCTCTTTGGTAGAGGGGAAGGTACGGCTTTTTATTTGCACAAAAGTAGCCCCTACCAGTACGCCCGTAGCGCGTGGCATTTGCTTTGCCGCTTCCTTCACAAACCAGCCGAGTATGGTACTCTTACCCGTACCACGCCCTGCCTCTATGCAGATATGTTTTACACCTGCATAGCGGTTAGCAGATACAGCTGCCATCTGCATAGGGTTAAGGAGGATTTGTTTAACTGGTTTAATCAGTGGTTTCATCGTCGGGGTCATCGGTTATGTCTTCGTAGTCGGTATCAGTAGCGGGCAAGTTGTTGAAGTCTACTACCCCTGAAGTGAGGGCAGCGCGCAACATCTTGGCACTCTTACGGCTCATCTTGATATGGTATTCATTGGCAGTAATCTTTTCAAAATTGATTTCTTTTTCTTCTTTATCGAAGTTAAAGAGCGACTTATACGAGTCGAGGGCGCGGCGTGCTTGTTCGAGTTCGTCTTTTTTGAGGGCGCGCTGGTAGAGCTCCCAATAGCGTTCGGCAAGGATAAGGCGTTCGGCTTGTAGGTCTGATTTTTCTATATCGCCAAAGATTTGCATCGCCCACGAGTAATCGCGGTAGGCGGTGGCTTGGCTTACGCCCATTTCGCGGATGTGTATCTGGATG